GACGATCAGCCCGTCGCCCGAGGCGATGCCGCCAGCGGGCGTGGCTACGGTGATGACGTGGCCGTTCTGGAGGTAGTTCTTCATCTCAGAGCCCTTTCGAGGATTGGATGCGGACCACGGCGATGCGTGCCGTGGTGCCGGTGATCTGGCGGTTCAGGTCGCCCAGCGCGGCGGCCATCTCGGCGTCGCTGGCATAGGTCACCCGCTTGCCGTCGTATTCGACGGTGCGGATGCCCTGATAGCGGGCGGCCATCAGGGCATCGCGCCAGGCGGTGAGTTGGGCGAGGTCGGCCATCTTACGCTCCGGGGTTCTGGAACCAGCCGCGGTGGTCAATAAAGCCTGCACCGAAGTCTAGGATCACCCGGATTTCCACGCCGTCCACGTCCCAGCCCGACCGGCTTTCCACCTGCGGACCTTCGTTGCCCGAGAGATAGGCGAACTCGAGGCCGTCGATCTCGCCGGGATCAGCGGTGACATACCAGCGGGTCGCGCTGGAAAGCCGGGGTTCGACCACCAGCGACATCGCGCCCGAGAACGGGTTCACGTCGGCAGCGGTGGCGGGCGCGATGGTGGCGAGCCATTTCTCGGCCACGGTCTCCAACGCGGGCGGCACCAGCAGGTTCTTCGGCGTGACGCGAATGATGCGCCCGTCGATGCCCTTCTGGGTGCGTAGCGCAAGCCGGGCTGCGGACAGGGTGGCGTCGGAGATCACGGCACCAGCACCAACCTTGTTGCCGTGATCGACATGGAACAGGGCTTTCGTGTCAGACAGGGTCGGGCCGTTGCCGCTGTTCGCCTCCAGCAGGGTGACGAGAATCCGCGCCTCGGTCTCGGCGGCCCCCTGGCCCATGCGGCGGGCGAGGTCCGAGAAGGCCCCCAGATCGTCGTTCACCAGCACCTGCCGGGTGATGCCGATCTTCTTCGCCCAAGTCTCGATCTTGTAGGCCTCGCGCGCCTCGGCCATCGTCCCGGCCTTGATCTCTCCGTGCTCGTTCAGCTTTTCCAGCAGCGGCGCTTCGCCCAGCATGATCTTGTTCACCGACCGGAAGTCCCGCGCCGAGGTCTGGCGGCCAAGACGGCGGATGCCCGATGGCGCAGCCTGGTAGGCATCGCGCAGCACGCGGCCCACGGTGTTGCCGAGGATGATCGGGAAATCTGACGTCGTGTGCAGCGCCCGGGTGACCAGGCTGGCGGGCGACAGCGCCATGGTGGACTCGCCGCGCAAGGTCAGCAGTTCCCTGGCCATTTCCACCGGCGTGGCATAGGCATAGCGGCGGGCCGGTTCTGACAGTTCATGGCGCGGATTGATGCGCGCATAGAGGGCCTCGCCCATCTGGCGGGCGCGCAGGGCGGTATCGTCCTGGCTTTCGCCCATCTCGACGCGGACCTGTTCGGAGCGGATCGTCGGCGCGCTGCGGGTCGCCAGCGCCTCGAAGGCGGCACGCCGTGCGGTGTCGGCATCGGCGACGGCGTCGATCTGGCCGTCGATCCAGGACTGGTCCAACCCGGCAATGCGGGCGATGGAGCGGATCTCGGTATTGATCGCGGCGCGGGTCTGTGCCTCGGGCGGGGCAGGCGTGATGGTGGTGTCGGTCATGTTGGTCTCCATGCGAATGCGGGCACCCGGGTCAGCCGGGGTCGGGACAAGGGAAATCTCTTGGGGTGTCCAGCGCACGGCGGTCAGCACGCGCGCGCCGTTCTCGGTGGTCTCGGCCCAGTCCTCGACCGAATAGCCGACCGAGACGTGCCGCAGGATCCCGGACAGGACGTCCTGCCAGAGCGGTTCCACCTCGGGGCGGGCCGAGAAGCGGATCAGTGCCGTGCCGCGCTGGCCATCGACGGCGGCAGCCTGCACGCTGCCGAGCACATCGCGGACGGCGGATTGCCGGTGGGCGTCGAGCACGCTGGCCCCTTGCAACCGCGACAGGTCCACCGCCTCGGGCGCAAGGCTGAGGCGTTCGATGTACTGGCCAGCCATGTCGCGGCGGCGCACAGGCGCGCCGGTGGACCAGATCACCTCAACGGTGCGGTCATCGAGGTTGGCGCTGGCCGGGGCCAGGTCGGCGCGGCGGGTCAGCAGGGTGATGGTGTCATTCATCGGGGATGTCCTCCTTCTGGCCAGGCGGCGCGCCGAAGCTCAGGCCCAGCGCATCGGTGCGCGCCTTGTCGGCGGCAATCTCGGCATCGACCTGTTCGGCGTCGTACCCCCGTTCGGAAATCGCCTGCCTGCGGCTTTTGAGACCGGCGTTGATCGCGAGGATCTCTGCCTCGACGTCCTTCTTGGGATCGACGTAGTCGAACTTGGGAGGGAGCCATTCGCAACCGAGATAGGCCGCAGGATCGCGGTCGAAATCGCGGGCTGGTAGATCACCAGACAGCACCGCCAGCCGTACAAATCGGTCCCATACCGGGCGACAAAACAGATGCACGACGACGTTGTGCTGCAACTGCTCGACGCGGCGGCGGAACTCGATCAATCCTGCCCGGATCGAGGAATAGGTCACGCCCTCCAGGTCGCCCGAGACCAGTTCATAGGGCAGACCCATCCCGGCCGCGACGGCGCGGAGGTGGTTCTTGACGAAGGGTGCATAGGCGTCGTGCTCGGTCGGGTTGGAAAAGCGAATGTCGGTGCCTGGCGGCAGAGGGATAAGGCTGCCAGGCTCCATGCCCACGGTCAGCGCGCCGTTGCTGTTCGTGCCCGACAGCCCACCAGCCGTGCCGTCAGGGTCGGTGATGAAGCCGGTGAACAGCGCCGCCACTTTGGCCTTCACCAGCGCCGCGTCCTCGAACTGGTCCAACTCATGCAGCCGAAGCAGCACCGGGGCCAGCCAGGTGATCCCGCGCAATTGGCCAGCGGCGAGGGGCTTGAACAGGTGCAGGCAATCGGCGGCGGGTAGGCGCAGCGGTTCCAGCCGCAGGGAGGTCAGCGGATCACCGGGCCGGTCGCGCATTACCCAATAGGCGGTGCGCTGCCCAGCGCCGTTGAACTCGATCCCCGCCCGGATGCATGCGCCGCCGCCGATGTCGCGGTGCAGGTCCAACGGCACCTGGTCCCGGTCCAGCAGGTCGATGTGCAGGGAGACGGCAGGGCCTTCGGGCACCACCCGCAGCCGCGCGAAACTCTCGCCGCCCTCGACCATCGCCCGCACGGCCATGGCCTGCAGACCATAGAAGTCGGCCAGCCCACCGGGATCGGCATGATCCGTCCAGCGCAGCCACAGCACCTGCAGTCGCTCGCGCACCGCCCGGTCGGGATGGGTGGATTGCGGCTTGATCCCCGCGCCAACAACATTGCCGACCAGGCTGTCCACCGCCGCCGCGACCCACGGGTTGTTGCGAGCATACCATCCCGCCCGCCGCGCTGCCGTGGTAGCACCCGCAAGGATCGCCGTGTTCAGCCCATCGACTGTCCGCGCGCCCTCCCAACGCCGCCCACCACCCGCAGCGTCAAACGCACGAGTGCCGGGGCGGGCAAAGAGACGGTGGAACAGGCTGCGCATGCGGGGAGAGTCGCATGGCAGGGGTGCGGCAAGCTACTAGGAATGATTGGTAATATTTGCCAAAAGTCTTCAGACGGGTGCAGGCCGCCGGGATCGACAGCCAACCCTGTCAGGCGTTGGTGGTAAGGCGGTCCATCTCATTCGAGAACTCAGCACGGATTGTATCGGCCTCGTCGGTTGGCAGCCAGCGGGTCATATTCGGAACAACGGTCTGCCACATCCGAATATCCTTGTCCGAAAGAGGCAGTGTTTCTGATGTGCGCAGAGTTTCCAGCAGTTTGCCAAGCCGCACGCGGATCGCCTCAAGGTCGGGAGTCGATTGTCGGGCGGGTGGGGCCATCCGGCCGTCACCGAAAAGGCTACCTTGGGCGTCGATAGTCATGAGGTTCTTTCCTTCATGCGGCAGGGAGCCCAAGGACATCCCGATTCAGAGTTGCGCCGAGCGCTTCACCAAGGATGGTATCCGCTTGTGCGGCGAGATCAATATGCTCTGCAACGCGCGCACAGATATCGCGGAAAGCGTCGAACAACGCCAGGTCCACAGGATGATCGACCCTGCCTTCTAGCCAGCGTTGAAGGACGGGGTAGCCGCTGACCTCGAAGGCCCAAAGGGCGGCGGGTAGTCCTTCGACCTGACCGGACCCGTCGGCACACAGCGTCATGCGGTCGCCCTCGGGAGCGGACGGCGCCAGTCCGCCGCCTGGCGTTGGTGCCGTGGCCAGCCGAACGAAGGCCGGGTCGGCGCAGCGTGCAGGCGGGTGTGCGGGGTCGAAGGTCTGGATCGCGCGAATGCGGGCACCGAGTTGCACCGCTCGCACAAAGACCGCGTGGTCGGCCGGGAATGGCACATGCGGAAATACATCCTCAAGATCCTCGGCAAAGCGCAGGCTGTAGCTTTGTGCTGACAACAGGCAGAGGATGGCGTCGAAAACACCCTCCGGAGTCACGGCGACACCGTAGGCAGCAGCCAAGCCTTCGAGCAGAACAACCGAAACATTGGGGCCAGCTGACGCGGGGCGACGGTCATGCAATGGGAAGGCATATCCACCATAGCTGCCACGGAAGGCATGTCGGTCTGGAAGGTTTCCGTGACACCAGACGCCCGGTCCAGCGCCCGTACTGGATGGAAGTGCAAATAGACCAATGTTTTGCGCGCCCCAGACTTCCTGAAGGTCCGGACGCAATCGATCATTGTAAACAACGTGCCGGTAGTGAAAGCGCGTGTCGAACGGCCTATACGAGGCAGGTTGTATCAAAGTCTGATCGACAGGAACGGCGCGTGCTGCGGCAGCCGTGCGAGCGCCGATTTCGTTGAATGTCTCGCGCGCTTCGGCAATTGGCGCTGCAATGAAGGATTGGAGACGATCGGTAAGTGCAGCCCGACTGATGTCATAAACCAAATGATCGCGTTTCGTTTCAACACCACTGTGGGCGAAATCAAAGCACTCCCGTAGGCTTGGCCACTCTCCGTTTCCGAATGGTTGCGGACGGAAGTCTTCAAGCGCTTCGCGCACAACCGGGATGCTGCTCGGCAAAAGCCCCGCTGCTGCGCCCCCCTCCAGCCAATCGAGTTTGGCCCGACGCGAGAAATGTCCTTCGGCCCAGGAGTCGAGGTAGTGGATTTCGGCAGGCTGCCCGCCGCGCGAACCGTCGGCGATGGCGATGGTGATGGCCGTGCCCACCTGGATGTTGAAGACGCCGACATCCCGGTCGATCCCTGCCCGCGGCCCTCGCCGCAGGTCGCCGCGAAGGTCAATGATCTCGATCCGGTCAAAGCGGCTTCGCATCATCTGTCGCAAACCGGCATAAGGCCAGCCGGTCAGGAACTTGCGGTTGGAGATGAAGGCGACGACCCCGCGCTGCGGTGCGCCCTCGGCCTCGAAGATCTTCCACATCGCCCAGCGCCAGAAAGCAACCGACAATTCGGGAAAGGTATTCAACTGATTGCCCTGATGCGCTTCGCGCACCGGGCGTTTCAGGTCGTCCCACAGCGCGTTCATCCACTGGCCGACGAGCGTGCGATCCTCGCCCTCCTCCAGTCGCCGGTAGGGCGGGTTGCCGATGATGGCGAGGATGGGCTGCTCTGCCTTGATCCTGTCGGCGGCACGCCGTTCTTCGGTGATCCCCGCCGACACGAAGCCGAGCCGACCAAGTGGGGCAGCGGCACCCGGTTCGGCCAGTGTATCGGCCAAATAGACGCCGAGTCGCGGCAATGCCGGTCGCGGACCCGGCGCTGCCGGATCGCGCAGGGTATGATGCAGCCGGTAGTGCGCCACGGCATAGGGCCCGACGAGCAGTTCAAGCCCGAACATCCGTCCAGCCAGGTTGCGCAGTTCAAGGTCTGCTCGGCCTTGCCCGCCCGCTGCCGTTGCCTCGTCCCTTACCCGCTCAGCCACGCCCAGCAGAAACGTGCCGGTGCCGGTGGCGGGATCGAGGATTGTCAGATTCGGATCGCGAAGGCCGTTCAGCCCGAGGTTGGCGCGGGCGACGCGGTTCAGAGCACCCGCCATGAACCGAACGACCTCTACCGGCGTGAAGTATACGCCATGGCGTTCTCGCGCCGCCGGGTCGAAGACAGACAGGAAATCCTCGTAGAAATACAGGATCGGGTCGGGGTGTCCCGGCCGGATCGCGAGGATCTGTGGCGCGAAGCTGTTCACAGTGTCCAGCAGGACAGTGAAACCAATCCCGACAACATCAAGGATCTCGGCCTGCGTCAGGACGCGCAGGGCTGTCCGCATCAAGGGATGCTCTGCGGGCATGTGCTGGTAAGCCGTTGCTTCGACAGGGCGACCGCTGCCTTCCCGCACAAGCAACAGGCCGAACGCCAAGGTTTGCGCAAATGCGGATGCAAACAGGATGTCGAAGTCCTGCGCAGGATAGCCGCCCGCTTCCGGATGCGCGTAAAGCACGGTCTGGAATTCGGCATGAACGTCAAGCAGAGGGTCTGCTGCCACGTTCTGTTGCCGGAGGTCTGCAAGCCGGTCCTGAATGATGCCACGCACCAACCTCGATGAATGCGCAAGCAGTTCAGCAAGATGCTGTGCGTCCCGTGCGACCGGTTCCTGACCCGCTCCTGCTGCGAGACGCTCGAACAAGGCAAGCAGAGGGGCAGTATCATGCGCGCGGATGAGCCGGGCTGCTCGCGCATCGTCACAGGTTGGATCAATGGCCTGATCTGGAACAATACGGGCCATCGCAAGCTCGTCGCTCCGCTGGAACAGAAGAACATCGACGAAGTTGGATGTGCACCAGCACTGCAGTTCCCGAAATCGTTCTGCCTGACGCTTGTCATGCGGGGTGCGCCAGCGGGCTGGGTTCGCCGGTTTGTCCGGGGCCTTCAATTCAACAAAAGCACGTGCCGGAGCACCAGCGCGGACCAGCGCGATATCTGGTCGGCCAATCCCTGGATTGACGAACTCTGGAACTACGGTGAGCCGGGCACCCACCGGCATTTCGGCCAGAGCGCTTTCGAGCAATTCCTGAAAGGCCGGTGCAAGAGCCGGTTCTTGAACCGCAGCATGCGCACGCCGCAGGTCGCGAATTCTCTGCGCATAGCGCAGCAGGTGGTCATGAATCGGCATTGCTGAAGTCGGACAAAGGCTGCACCGGGATTTACATTATGTTGATGGCGAGGGAGATCGCCCTTCAAGATCAAGTAATACTTCACGAAGTTAGCCAGGTCGAGCGAATGATTTGCCGCTGAGGTCCGCGCCCAGTTCCGGCGTGGAAACGCTCCACCCCCTCCGCCTCCTCGTTCAGCCGCATCCCCATGCTGATCAGGCCGTGCAGGGCGGCGTGTGCGTAAACGAAGGTGTCCAGCGCTTCGTTGCGTTCGCCGTCGCGCTTGGGTTGCCAGGAACGGATGGGACGGCCCTTTTCGAAGCGGGTGACGACACGTTCGGCGGTCAATTGCCGGAAGTAATCGGCGTCGAGGCGGCGCGGGAAGTGGATGGCGCCGGGACCGGGTTCGGTCAGCTTCAAGCGGGCGTAGACCGCGTCCTTCACGGCATCGACGCCGACGATGAAGAGCGGGATCTTTGCCTTGTTGCTACGGGTGGGGCGGCGCGGCCAGACCGGGATCGCGGGGCCGCCCCGGCCTTTGATCGCCCAGATGCGGCGGGCAAGGCGGGTGCGACAGAATTCGTAGGCCATCTTGGTGTGATGACCGCCCGTATCCACGGCTACAGCGCGCACGGGTAGGTCGCCATAAGTGCCGTTCAGCATGCCATCCAGATCGGCCCAGAGGCGCGGGCCAGAGGGATCTCCCCACAGCACGCGGTAGTCGATCACCCACGCTTCCTCGTCGCGACCCCAGCCGACAATTTGCACCTCGATCCTGTCGCCTTGCACATCGACGCCCGCCGTCAGCACGGCTACGCCGGGGGCGAGGTCGCTGCCCCAGTCCTCGCGCCGCGCCATCAGCGGATCGGCTGGAACGGTGTCGCCCGCCTGGTCCTCCCACGACTCGCCAAGCTTGGTGTTGACCCAGACCTGCAGGCGGGCGGGATCCCTGGCGACGCGGGCATGTTCCTGCGCGATCTCGGCCCAAGTTTCCCACGGCGAATAGAGCGATGACAGGTGGAACCCTGCCGTGCGGCCATCGCCCGACGCGGTCGGACGCCATTCACCAGCGGTCAAAAGCCGAGGTTTTTCGTGTTCATGATGCACGCCGCCGCAGGCCTCGCAGACCAGATAGGCGGCGTCGCGCTGTCCCTCTGGCCAACGGATGCGCGCCCAAGTGATCGGGGCCATGTCGCCGCAGTGCTGGCAGGGGACATGGAAATACCGCTGATCGCTGTCGAGATAGGCCGCCTCGATGCGGGAATGACCCTTCAGCGTGGGCGTCGAGACCATGTAGATCTTGCGCCGCCCCCGGAAGGTGGTGGTGCGCTGGATGGCCAGATCGACGGGATCGCCCTCGCCATCCGCATCGCCGGGATAGCCGTCCACCTCGTCCAGGAACAGATACCGGACGGGTGTGGATCGCAGGCCGACGGCGCTGTTCGCCCCGGTCATCACCAGCTGGCCGCCGGGGAAGGATTTGCGGAACAGGCTGTTTCCGGCGTCCCGCGACCTCGGGGCTGAAACCAGATCGCGCAGTGCGGGGGTGGCCTCTATCAGCGGGTCAATCCGCACAGTGGTGTTGCGGCGCACCATGTCGAGCGACGGCATGACCAGCATGGCGATGCCCGGGGCGTTCTGGATGATGTAACCGAGCCAGTTCAGCCCGGCCTCGGAGCCACCCGTTTGCGCCCCCTTCATCAGCACGACCCGCTCATAGGGGCTGGAGGTGGACAGGGCATCCATCACCGCGCGAAGGTACGGCGTGCGATCCGTGCGCCAGCGCCCCGGTTCCGCCGAAGTGGGCGGCAGGATGCGGTGCAGGTCGGCCCATTCCGACACCGGGATGGGCGGTTCGGGGCGGATGCCGCGCCGCCAGGCGAGGTCGATGTCAGGCACCATCGCCGAAGCTCCCCAACGGCATGTCGGCCAGGTGTTCGAGATGTTCGCGCATCATCCGGTCCAGCGCCGCAAAGGTGGCACGGGGATCGGCCCCGACCTCAGCCGCCAGCAGCGGCGCTGTGCGCTGGATCCATGCCATGTGGGCGTCGCGTTCTGCACGCGCGCGGGCGAATACCGTGCGGGTGGCGGCGGCGGTTTCGACCAGCAGGCCCTGTTCCTTTTCGAAGGCCAGCTTGGCGCGCTGCACCTTCACGATCTCATGCAGCCGTTTGGCCTCGGCCAGCGTAGTCGAGACGCGGGCAGGAGCAGGGCTGACACCACCCTTGTTGCGGCGGGCGGGGTCGAGGTTG